TAAAGAACGTTTTCACCATTCTCGTCTGCTACAGAATATGCTCCTCTATCTTCTTCCCCGTCGATTACAATAATGTACATACTAGATCATTTCGCAAGCTTCCTGATACACCTCTTTGATGATTTTAGACAATTCTGATTTATCCAAATCAATCTCAGATTCTTGTATGTACTTATTTAACAAACTCAAAGTGTTCTCAGATTCAATTTCTTCAATTTGGTCCTTTGAATACCAACCATTGAAGTCTTGACTTTCTACGATTTTTAGATCTGCAACGTTTGCAACGTAAAACTTATCAATAAACTTTTCAAAATTTTTGTTGTTACTCTTCTTTCTGACAATGACCTTTACAATCATATCTTGATATTTTGAAAAGTCAAAGGTCTTATAATCAGTATCCTCATAGTAAACGTGATGAAAAATACTATAAGGATTATTGACAAACCTATGCTCTAGAGTTTCAGTATCAAAGATTGTAAATCCACGTACATCATTTACATCGTTCCAGTAGATTTCGTATGCGTTTCCTGTGTAGTAGATGTTTTGATCATTCGATCGAGTGTGATAGTGACCGCTGAAGACCTTGGTGAACTTTTTAAATAATTTGCTCTCATGACCATGCTCCATGATGCACTGTTTATTAGCAGCAAATCCTCGGAGTTCAAGGTGCCCCATCGCAATCTTGCTAGTTGTCTTTTTAAGAAGTTTGAAAGTAGTTTCCTCATTTTCTTTGTTAATCCACGGAATAAACATCAGTTTTAGACCGTCAATAGTAACCTCAGAAGGTTCGGAATACACTTCTACATTCTTATATTCACGAAGAAGAAGGTCAACTGCATTTACATTATTAGTATTCTTATAAAATGCAGTATGGTTTCCTACAATAGTATGGATTTTACATCCCATACTTTCAAGAACATCATAGTAATTATCTTTTGCCCACTTGAGTGAACTAAAGTTAATACCAGTTCTATTGTCAAAGGTATCCCCCATATCAACAATCGTAGTAATTCCCTCCTCTTTTAGAGTTGGGAAAAATACATCATTGTAAAACTTCAGAAAGAAATCATGAAAGAGTTTTGAATTCTTACGTGCTCCAAAGTGTTGATCAGTAATAAGGGCAATCTTCATACGTTATTTGAACCCATTCCTCTGAGTTTAGAATAGACAGCATCTTTGATACTATTATAGTCTGCATAATTGGAGTTGTCAACAGTATTGTCATTGACAAACACCTGATCATATCCCGTCTTTTCTAGAATTTTATTCTTAATATCCAACTGCTTCTTTTCTTTCTGAATACGTCTCAGAAATGCATAGTGAATAATTTGAGTAAAGTATGCGAAAGGATTTGTAGATTTCTCTGGATTGAAATTATGAATATACTGAATACAATTCTCAACTCCATCAGAAATCATATCATCTTTAAAGATGTAATTGACAAAGTTTGGTTTGTATGATAGATGAGTTGCAATCTTAAGGAAACACTCTCCAAGATAATTTGTAATGCGAGGTTTTGGTTCACCCTTCTCTGCTGCTTCAGCAATTGCCTTCTTGTATTCTACGATTGCATCTAGGAACTCTCTATTGTTTACATAATGTTCCGACTTGTTTTTTCTTGGCATTTCATTATTACCAGTGTTTCAGTATGTACTCATTCTATCATAGCTTGACAAATGTGTAAACCATGAGTAGAATACCTTTGTGGAGGTTGATAAGGACAGTATAGCTTTAATTTTTAAATAACTTTTCTAAGTATTTACGGGTATCATCTACGGAGGATAGATATCCCATTTTTCTACTTAGATTATGTTTTTGATGATCTTCCTTAGATTTTCTGCAGAATGATTGATACATTTTAATTGTATGATCATCATCACATTCTACAATTGTTAGAACATCTTCCATATTAATCAGAACCATATCTGATGATGATGTTCTTAACCAAGGATCTATTTTATAACATGCTTGACCTCTAATTACAATTTCATCAATTGTAACTGGATCTAATAACAAAAGGAATTTTTTATCACCTTCGTCAGAAGGTGATACCTTAGAAAATATCTCCTCAGTATTTTTTAGTTTGATTGTTGCATAAAATTCTTCTTCCATTAATCCTTTAAATCGATGTTTATAATGTCATAATTAAAATTCTCTTGATTATAAATTTTAATTCTTTCGATTAAGTGATTGAGAGTATAGTTTTTTAAACTTCTAATTGTGCAGTCATCTGCAATATCATAAAGAGTTGCTTTGGTTTTATCCTTACCCTTTCTTAGAACTCTACCGATGGATTGTAAATTGCGGATTCTTGATTTAGACGGACTAGCAAAAATAACATTATGAAGATTTCTAATGTTAATTCCCGTTGAGAAAGTTCCATATGATGCTACAATAATTGCATTACTTTCATTCTCAGTTATTCGTCGGACTTCTTCCCTTTCTTCGGAGTCAACTCCACCGTGGACAAAAAATACTTTTCGTCCTTCACTTACTGAACTATTTATCTTTTCAAAAAGGGGCTCACCATGTGCGGCAACCCGACTGTAAAGTATGAGAGTGTTACCCTCAAGTCCTTTTGCAAGATTGATAATAAATTTATTTCTTCTTTCATGTCCAATTAGATATTGGATCTCATCTTCATAAGTATCAAATTTTTTGGGAGTGTGCTTCAAACTAAGACATCTAATCTCAAGATCTGACACATGTCCCTTCTCCATCAATTCTTTTGTTCTGGTCACACGATAGCAAGGACCAAACAATCCTTCTAGAACCCACTTGTGAGTTTGAGTTCCATCTAGTGTTCCAGTAAAACCATACCGATACTTAGTATGATGGAGGTGTGTCATGATTGTAATGAGAGACTTACTCTTAAATAAGTGTGCCTCATCACCAATGACTACATCAAAATCTTCAAAATAACTACGTTCTAGTTTATAAATAGACTGCCATGTAGTAACGGTTACAGGGAGATCCGTTTGTTTTTCACATCCTGCGTATATTTTGTGACAGTATGAATCCGAATCCCATCCATAATCCCGAAAGTCAGAGACGAGTTGATCTACTAAGCTGGTCGTTGGAACAACTACAAGAATTTTTCTACCTTTATCCACATGATAACGCACGACTGCGTAAATCATCAGACTTTTTCCTGACGCAGTTGGACTTAACAGAATCTTTCTGTTATATCTTAATGCATCATGAACTGCTTCAATCTGATAATTTCTTGGGGTTAAAGCAGTTATCGAAGCAAGATAATCCTTAACTCCTTCTAGACTAATCTCTTTATTGACTTCAAAAGGTTTACCATAGTACTTGTTTGTTACAAATTCATACGTGTAATTGTAATTGCTGCAGAATTCGACAAGTCTATGTAAGAGACCTATGTAAAGTCTCTTTGTCCTCATATCAAACAAGTGTATCTCACCGTTCCAATTTCTTTTACGATATTGAGGCATAAACTTTGCCCCAGGAACTTCAAATCTAAAGTGATCTCTTAATTCGTATTCAATATGTGGTTCGGTTTTTATTTTTAGATATACTTCGTTTACTTTTTCAATAATTAGATTAGCCATATCCAGCTTGGAATTTCAAAAATTCGATTGAGTTTTTTATTTGGTATGTTCTGTTAGATATTTGCTTAAGAATACTATCAACATAGTTGATCATTACTTGGTAATACTCAATCTTCATACTGATAGAAGATAACTTCTGGTCAGCATCAAGATACTTATTCATAGCATCTTTATCTCTTACTTTTTTGGGGAAAGGATCCTTTACATATACATCTGGATCTGCCTTTCCTGAATAATATTCGTATCTTTCGTGTCTTACGTTTTTTCTTTGTTGCTCTGCTTTTGCTTTTAGCAATACTAGATTGTTGAAGATGTCGTAGTATTTTGAATGCAGAACTGGAATTTTTAGTGATTCTTCATGTAGGTTGTCAATATCAATTTGGGAATCTTTCTCCCACATTGATTTAATCATGCTAATGTCAAAGGTCATACTCGTTTGTTAAACCTGTTGTTGATAATGTATATGCTGTATTTAAAAGTTACTGTTGCTGAAAAATATTGAATGTCAGTATCTGTTGAATCAAATTCCATATCGGAAAGTGATGTAGGGAACATATCCTTGAATACAATATTATAATTTAAGTTTTCTGTATTGGTTAAAATTTGAAGAGTACCATCAGAGTAAAGATTTTGTTGATTACTTGTAAATGGTTGTCCTAGCATATTCTCTTCATTTTGAAGATCATATATTTCAGATAGAGTTTCTGGAAATCCAAGACCTCTAATCCAATTTTGAATTTCTAGATAATTTGCTAGATCTTCATCAACCAAGAATCTAATTGAAAGATCGTTAAATTCCATCATATCACCAGGAACAGGAATCATTTTTAGATATGATCCTTGTTCCGCAACTCCCAAACTTATACCAGGGACATTTGCAGAATTGGTAAAGTAAGAAAGTTTAGGTGCTCTTGTTAGTGAGAACTTAAATCCAGTTGGAGCAAGAAAGTTCCTGTTCGCAATCTGTTTTTTAAATGCTAATGATGTTACTGCCACAACAATAGAGATCCTTGGATACTCTATTTATCACTCTAGTCCCATGAGGTAATTTCCAAGTGCTTGTCTTAAGTCTTCTTCTGTTAATCCTGGTTCTTCTTTCAAATATTCTTCCAAAACATAAACGCAATGATTCTTGATTGCATCGTCACTAGACCAGGAAAGTCTGTCATTTACAATGTCTCTTGGTGTTTTTAGCATCCTACTAAAACGATTGTTCTTATTTAGACATAAAAAAAGAGGTCCCGAAGGACCTCTGAAGAAATGTGAACGATGGATCACATTAGGTTCTTAACAGTTACACGTCTGTAGTAACGGTTGGAGTTGGTGGTTAGTCCACCGAGACCCTGGTTGGTGCCTTCTGCGAATGGGTTAGCAACTAGACCATAACGGGTCTTGAAGCCAATCTTTGGCTGGAAGGTGTTCTCGCCAACTGCACGTACCATCTGGAGAGGTACATATGGGCAGTAGAAGAGACCTGCGTCATAAGGTGAAGAACCCTTATAACCTGCAACGTAATACTGGTTAGCAGCATTGTTTGCAGAATATGGGTCGATGTATACACGGAACTTACCGAGTAGAGTACCAGCAAAGGTGTTGCCAGTGTCATCGACGTTGAGGTTTGCGTTGAGTGCTGGGGTGTAGTCTAGAACACCAGCCATTGCTAGTGCAGAAGCAACGTCTGCAGAGCACATGATGATGTTGCCCTTTCCTCTACGAGTTCTCTGTGCAATCTGGTTTGCATCACGCTCGATTTGGAAGAGTAGACCCTTGAACTTCTCAACAGACCAACGACCGTTGGAGTCGATGTCTAGGTCGAACTCACCAGCAGTTGCGGTGTTGACGGTAGCACCTTGCTCAGCAACCTTGTAGATGGTACGAATGACTTCACGGTTGATCTCTGCAAGAATCTCAGTGGAGAGAATGTTTGCGAGTTCAGCCTCAGCATTCAGACCGTGGATTGCCTTGATGTCTTGTGCTAGTTCTAGGGAGTACTCAGCTTTGAGTGCTCTGGACTTTGCAGTCACAGTAACTTTCTCGATGCTGAATGCCATCTCGTTGAACTGATCGGTGACGCCGAGGTTCTCAGCATCATCAGTTCTCATGCCCTGACCAACGTTATATGCTAGTTCGTCAGCACTTGCGGTTGGGTTGAGGACGGAAGGATTGCTACCAGACTGTGAGGTAGTACCCATACCAGAAGCAACACCAGACATGCCAGAGGTGTTGTTGAATCCAGAATCCTGTCCAGAGAATGCAGTATCTGCTTCGTTGAACAGTGCTTCGGTTCCGCTCTGGTTGGTGTAGCGGGAACGCATTGCGAAGATGAGTCCAGTAGGACCACTCATTGGCTGAACACCTGCGAGGTCATATGCGACCAGGTTAGGCATAGAGCGTCTGATTAGGGAAATCAGAACTGGGTCGAAACCTGCGGTAGGACCAGCATCTGCAGATCCACCTTGGAATCCGTCAGAACCAACTGCGTTGGTTGGTGCCTCAGCAAGGAAGGAGCCAGAATTGTTGAAGGAATTCTGCTCTCTTAGGAATTTCTCTTGGTTTTCTAGCAGGACTGCGGTAACTGCTCTCTTATGGGAATCTTGAATATTGTCAAGACCCTGGTGATCGAGAACGGGTGCCCACTTCTCCTGCAATTGCTCGGAATTGAACATTGCGGTTTACCTATAAAGTGTTTGTTTTTGTTTGATTAATATTAAATTCAGTTTTTAGCAAATGAAGAGAGTGTCTTCAGGTATGCTGCCATAGATCCAGAAACTACTTCTGGAGCAGCATCAGAACCTTCGGATAGTGTCTCAGTTTTTGCTTTTGGAGCTGCCTTGGTAGAGAAATATGATTCTCTTAGCATTTCCAGTTTTTCACGATATTTTTCTTCACTTTCAAACTCAACACTTTCAGCAAGTGAAGCGAGCTTTTCCTTCTGTGTCTCGGCGAGACCACCAGAAACTTGATCAAGAATACCCTCAGCAACAGCCTCTGCGAGTCTGGAGTTTAGGGAAACATTCTTCTCAATTTGCTCGTTGAGTTTAGTCTCCATTTCATCAAGTTTTTCTACCATGCTATCAATTACATTGTATTTTTCTTCAGGGATGGTTACATAATGTGCTTCAAAAAGATCCTTCATTCCAGTGAGGAAGGATTCAGTCATTTCAGTCTTAAGTGCATGTTCGATTGCGAGTTCGTTCTCGGACATCCACTCATCTGCAACGTACTCTAGATAAGAGTCAACACGTGCAGTTAGACCTTCTTGGATTTGTACTACTTCTTCAAGTAGTTTTTCTTCGTATTGTGCTTCTAGACCTTCTTTGATTGCTGCAACCTTTGCACTGATTGCTGCTTCAAAGATGGTTTTTGCTTTCTCTTGGAATTCTTCGGAGAGTTCCTCACCTTGGAGAAGTGCATTTACATCTTCTTCCATGTCATACTCAACTGTCTCTTCTTCGACAACTTCTTCTTCAGTAGTTTCTTCTTCAGCAACTACCTCTTCAGTTGTCTCCTCATCTTCGGTGACAACTTCTTCTTCTGTGGTTTCTTCTTCAGCAACCACTTCATCAGTGATTTCCTCTTCTTCCTTCATGCCTTTTGGCATTGGATCTGCTTTACCAGCAGACTTAGTAACAACATCTCTAACTTGCTTGAGTGTTGCAGCTGGTTCTTTGAGTTTTGCTGAATCGTCGTCAGACTTATAGTTCTCTGGGGTAGGACCACCGAGATCTTCTACAGAAGCAAGTTGGGTTCCAGGATCTGCCATTGTTGGCATAGGATCTGCTTTGGCAGCTCCAGCATTAACAGCAGTGGTGGATTGCTTAGTGCCTGCTTCCATTTCCTGTAAATTGTTGTCACTAGACATTTGAGACTCTCCGTTTATCTTTTAGTTTAGATTAACTATATTTATTTATAAATTAAAATGTTTTATGTAGGCACCACTACTTATAGTGAATTTAGAAAATCATTGAATAATCCGAGCTTGTGCTCATCAAGTGCTCTTTGATCAACTAGGGTGTTAATTCTCTTTGCAGTTTTTGATGCAATTTGTTCACGAAGGATACCACCCTCCCAAACCCATTCTTTACCTTCCATAATTCCCTGAACAAATGCATCAGGTGCAGAAGGATCGGCAACAATATCTGCTGCAGTTGCTAACATAAAGTCTTCACCAACTTCAGAGTAACCTTCTTTGGTTGGACGAAGTGAACCAATACCTCTGGAAGAAACACCGAGACATACACCTTCTTTTAGAAGTGACTCAGCAATCTTACCCATTGGTGTTGATAGGATTTGTGCCTTACCAATGAAGTCATTTCCCTTTTGCTCAAGAGAAACGATTTTGTGAGAAACACGGTCAAGGTTAATGGTTGGACCATCTGGATGACCGAGTTCACCTAGAGCACGACCTTTTGAAATATGCTCATTAGTATATCTCTTAACCTCACGTTCCATTACGTTACGACGATATACTCTGCCGTTACGGTTTTGTTGTTCGGTTTGTAGAAAAGGTCCTTGAATATAAAGAGTTTTCTTACCGTTCTTTGTTTCGGTAATAACCTCTACCTTTTCTATCTCCTCTCTAATTAGTTTCATGGTGAAAACGTAACTTTATTTATTATTTATAAATTAAGGTCTACCAAGAATTTTATATGCTCCATCTGAACAAGTTTCATATCTAAAGACTGTATCAGTTGGACTAGAACCACAAACATAGAAGTATTGTCCATCATTACCCCAACAACATCCATTTGGGGAAGTACTGTCTGAAGCAATACTTAAAGACCCTACATGTGTAGTTGTTGTTATATCATATGGAGTTGAAAGTGTATATTCTTCAATCTCATCACCCTGAACATGAACAATCACCATTCGTGTTCCATCATCATTAATTGCAATTCCAGTATCTTGTCCAGTATTTGTAATTTGAGATGCGGGGAAGTTATTTTGAACTCTACTTCCTGCAGTTGATGTATCCCAAGGAGTTGATAATGTAAATCTATTCATATATCTTAAATATGATGACATAACATACATATAGACTCCATCAGAACTAAATGTCAATCCAGTAGGATTATCATCTTTATTTCCAAACCCAAATCCTTCATTATGGGTATGAGTTGCACCTGAAGTTATATCCCATGCAGTGCTCATACCATATTCAACTACTCTATCGTAGAAATCATCAAGTACATAAAATCTTGTTCCATCAGAACTGAAGAAAAGATCTTTTGCAATGAGAACTTCTGATATACTTTTAAATCCGTCATGAGATGCTGATGATGGATCCCATGCAGTTGAAAGTGAATATTGATCTACACCATCACCAGATTCACCAGTAATATACATTTTATTTCCACTATCTCCAACAAAAACACCTCTTGGAGAAGCTTCCTCACCACCAACACTAAAAGATTTTTTTGCACTTAGATCTAGATAACGACCTGCTGCAAGAGTAGAGCAATCAATTCCACCACCAGATACAACGGCTCTTGAAAATGATAAGAATGGACTACCAAGTCCTAATCCAAGAAAAGGATTCTTTCCAGACATTATCAGGCATCCTCATAAATTACTGTTGCTGTTCCTCCAGTAAGTGCTTTTGCCCAAACATATGCAGCACTACCGACGTGAGTTAAATCGGATACAGTTTTCTTTACTTCTCCCTCAAAATGCTTATATACCAATCCAGGTGATGTTGCTGTTGGAGCAGAATCGGAAGCAGTAAAGTTAACTACAATTGGGTTGTTACTCTGGCATTGAAAGGTAATGGTTGCGGTATTATCACCAATCTTGACATATGCACTTGTCGTAACTTCTGTGGATGCTAGTGCCATTATGATACTCTGATAGGACTTTATTTTCTATTTATTCTTCTTCTGGTTCAACTTCAACTTCATCAAAAACCCCATTCCCAATAGATGGTTTCAAAGCATCAATTTTTTCTGCACTTTTTGCAAAGAGCATATCCTTAATCTTGTCACTAATATTTGTTGGTGACTCGTCTTGAAGGATCATATCCATTAAATCGTCCATGATTTTAGTTTAAGTAACGTTTTTATTTATCAGATCTCAGCATCTTTGAGATCTTTTGCACCAATTTCAGGTGCTGCAGTTGCTTGAGCATCTGCTTCCATATCAGGTTCCATGACTGGTTGACCCAAATCACCACCACCTTCAGGTGTAAATGGCATTCCTGTTGCTGGATCAATAGTTGCTGGATCAGGAATAACTCCCGACTTAATTTCTTTCTCGATGAGTTTATCCTGTTCAACGATTTCTTCATCAGTTTGACGAAGGATCTTTCTTCTCAGATAATCTTGAGAGAAATACTTTCCGACATATGGTTCTGCAGTTGCAACCATATTAAGTCTTTCAGTCATTAACTCAGTTTCTTTGAGTTCTGAGAAGTGGTTATCATATAAGAAGTCATATTGAATATGCTCACTCATCAACTCCCAATCTTCAGGAGTAACAATGTTCTTAAGAATAAGTTGAGTTTTGAGCATATCATTGAACATGTTTGAGAATCTCTTTCTCAAACGTCCAACAAACTTTGTGAACTTGAGTTCGTCTCTTAGAATTTCTGAAGAACGACCAAGATTGAAACCACTATCACCATCCATTCTTGATGGTGGAACATTGAGTGATTGATATAGTTTCTTCTTGAAGTAATCAATATCAGTGATTTCACCAAGATTTTGACCACCAGGTAGAGTAGAAATCTCAGTTCCTCTACCACCTTCACGTCTTGGTAGCCAGAAATCTTCCAGCATTGACATGAATTTTTTATCATCACGAATCTCACCAGTACCCGCATCATATACGAGTTTGTTACGATATCTACTCATAACATCACGCAGATATTGTTCTGCTTTCTGCTTAGGTAGATTACCAACATCAATGTAGAAAATTCTACGTTCTGGTGCTCTGGATAATCTGTAGATAACCAGAGAGTCTTCAATCATTCTAAGTTGATTGAGAGACTTGATTGCTTTGTGAAGATATGATAGAGTTGATCCCTTATTTCTATCTACTAGTCCAGAAGTGCAATATGCAATAGCATCTTTTGCAATTTTTACACCCTTGGCATCATTCATTCCACCAGCTGCCTGGTTTGGATACTGGAGTTTTGGTGTGTACATGAAGTATTCTTCTACTTCAGGGAACACATAATCCATTGGATCCTCAGTGTTCTTTCTAACTAGAACATTGGGATTAGTTTTATCTTTCTTAGTCTT